GATGATGGCAGGCCAGCAAGATTTGAATGGATTGCACCAGGTCGCGTTTCATTTGATAGCGATCCTGTAAGCCAATACATAACACGCTATTACATTGATGGCAAAGAAGTGCCTATGTCTGGCCTTGGCTCATTAATTACATTCCAAGGATTAGATGAAGGCGTATTAGCGCGTGGCGCAAGAACTCTACGTGCTGCAATTGATTTAGATAAATCAACAAGCGTTGCAACTGCAACCCCAATGCCTTCAGGTGTTATCAAGAACACCGGTGCAGATTTAAGCAAAGAAGAAGTAGACGGCATATTAGCCGCATGGAAGTCGGCACGATCACAGCGCGCAACAGCCTATCTGACTAGCACTTTAGATTACGTGCCGACTAGTTTTAGTCCTAAGGACATGGGTTATGTAGACCTAATACAAAATATGAGTACGCAAGTAGCACGTTTAATGAATGTGCCTGCATATTACATTAGCGCAGATATGAATAACAGCATGACGTATGCCAACGTTCAAGATGAGCGCCGTCAGTTCGTTTCTCTATCTCTAGCACCTTACTTACATGCCATTGAAGGCCGACTAAGCATGAATGACATTACAGCATCAACTAACATTGTCAAGTTTGATGTAGAGGATGCTTTCTTAGCAGTAAATGCAATTGAAAGATTAACTGTAATTGAGAAGCTGTTATCACTTGGTTTAATTACAGTAGAACAAGCCATGGAAATGGAAAACCTATCACCGAATGGAAACGAAAATGCACCTAACATTTACTAGCGATTTAGAATGCTCAATTAGTGAGCGCACCATCTCTGGCAAAATTGTGCCGTTTGATGGTGAGATTGGGCAGACATCTGCTGGCAAGGTTGTATTTGAAAAAGGATCTATTGAGATTCCAGATAGCCCTAAGCCAAAACTTTTGCTTGAGCATGATGCAAAGAAGCCAATTGGTCGCATGGTGTCTTACAGAGAAGATGAAGATGGCATGTATGCCACATTCAAAATAAGCAACACGACACGCGGAACAGATGCACTAATTGAAGCATCTGAGCAATTACGTAGCGGCCTATCAGTTGGCGTTGAAGTCATTGATGGCAAGCGCGAAGGTGGCGTATATCGTGTTCTTAAAAGTAAGATGGAAGAAACAAGCCTTGTTCAAGCTGCTGCGTTTAAAAGCGCGGAAGTTTTGAGCGTTGCTGCATCTGAAGATGATGCTGCAAAAGAAATAACAACCCAAAACGAAAGCGAGGCCGTTGTGGAAGACACAACAAACGCCGTAGCCGTTGCGCCTGAGGTTGAAGCCCCTGCGGTGGAAGCTTCGCGCCCAACAGTTACAGCACCAATTTATGCCAAGCCACGTTTAGAGTTTACCAAGGCTAAGTACCTTGAAAACACTCTACGTGCAAAGTTCCTTGGCGATGAAGATGCAGCGATGTATGTTCGCGCTGCCGATAACGAAACAACTACTGCGCCTGGCATGGTTCCAACACGTCAGCTAACAGAGGTTATCAACCCACTATCAAATGCAGACCGCCCTTACGTTGATGCAATTTCAAGAGGCACACTACCTGATGCAGGTATGACATTTGAGATTCCAAAAATTACAGCAGTACCAACTGTTGATCAAATTGATGAGAATCAGCCAATTGCAGATTCACAATTAACCGCTTCATATCTCAGCGTATCTGTCAAGCCTTTTAAAGGTCGCGCAATTACTACTGTTGAGCTTATTGATCGTTCAAGCCCTGTTTTCTTTGATGAGCTTGTACGTCAAATGGAGTTTGCTTATGCAAAAGAAACTGATGGCTTTGTCCAACAGGGTCTTGCATCAGGTGGCGTTCTAAACGCAACTGCAACAACTGAAGACAAAGACGGATTGCTTACCTTCATCTCAACAGCAGCAGCAGCAATCTATAAGGGAACACTAGGCTTTGCACGTAATCTTGTCGTATCTCCAGAACAATGGGCAAAGATTATGTCTTACAATGATGGTGGCCGCCCAATTTATATTGCAGCTAACCCACAGAATGCTGGTGGAGCAATTTCACCAGATTCAGTACGTGGAACAGTTGCAGGTCTAAGCCTTTACGTAGACCGCTTAAACACCGGAACTGGTAATACTGGTCTAGGTGATTATTCAATGGTTGCAATCAATCCAGATTCTTATCAATGGTTTGAATCACCACGCTTCCAGCTACGCACTAACGTAAACAGCGATGGAACAATTGACTTGCTGTACTACGGATATGGTGCATTAGCTACCAAGGTTGGCGCTGGTGCAAACTGGTTCAACAAGTCCTGATCTAACTAACTAGATCGTAGAGTTACCCCGGCGCACAGCCCTTGCGCCGGGGCTAACATTAGAAAGGAAAAACAATGCCTGCAACATACGTAACTGAAGCGGAACTTCGTTCTGCCCTTGGCATTGGTGCTTTATACAGCTCAGCAGTAGTGGAAGAATGCTGCCAAGCAGCAGAAAACGTTGTAAAAACCAAATTGTGGTTTAATACAGCTTCGGTAGTTGCAACAGAATTAACCAACAATGTAGCAACACTTTACACAAACGTACCACATCAATTTAGCATTGGGCAGACAGTTACAGTTACGCATAGCGGTGCAACATTTAACGGCTCGCACACTATAACTGATACAAAACAATACAAAATCAGTTATGCGTTAGTCGCAGCGAATCAAATAAAATTTGAAGTGCAGCCTGTAGGCACAATAACAGCACCCAACACTTATCATAATTATGCGGCATTACCTGAAGTCAATTTAGCATCTTTGATGATTGCTGTTGACATTTGGCAGGCTCGCCAAACTTCAAACGCTGGTGGCATTTCACCAGACTTTCAACCTTCGCCGTATCGCATGGGCAATACACTAATGGCACGTGTTCGCGGTTTACTTGCGGATCACTTAGCGCCGGGCGGTCAAGTAGGATAATGTCAGCAATCTCTACCCTACGAGGAACAATCGCAGCCGCGCTAACTGACAATACGGCGTGGCAGGTGTTTTCCTTCCCACCTGCCACACCGCTTGCTAACAGCATCGTGGTGCAATGTGGTGATCCATACATTGAACCAAGCAATGACCATTACAAAACCATTAAGCCTAAAGTTAACTTTACACTAATAGTGTTAGCACCTATGTTTGATAACCAAGGCAACCTAATTAACATTGAAGATTATTACTTAAATATAGTAAATAAGCTGGAAGCATCATCAATTGCATACTCAATTGGAACTTTCAGCGCACCGGCGGTCTTAACTGGAACAGCAGGCGATCTGTTGTCCGGGGAAGTATCAATCAGCGTTCTATCCGATTGGAGCTAAAACATGGCTGATGTAGACAAAGAACGCGAGGCTTTCCTTGCCAAAATTGGCCAGGTTGAGCTAAGCGAAAAGGCACCAAAACCAACAACTAAGAAAGATGAGGAATAGCAATGGCTGTTTTTCTTAATAACAAAGTTGGTCTTAAGATTAACGCTGTTGATCTGAGCGACCACGTAACAAGCGTTACACTTAATCAGGCAGCAGATGAGCTTGAAGTTACCGCTATGGGCGATACAGCTCACAAGTTTGTAAAAGGCTTGGAATCTGGAACGCTAACTGTTTCATTCTTGAATGACACAGCAGCAACAAACGTAATGGCAACTCTCCGCGCAGCATTTGGCACAACAGTTGCCGTAAAAATGCTACAGGAAAAGCTAACTACTGTTGGTGCAACCAATCCGCTTTACACCTTTGATATTTTGGTCAATAACCTGACCCCAATCAATGGTGGCGTTGGCGATATTGGAACACAGGACATCACCTTTACGCTAAACTCTGTTGTAACGATAGCCGACACAGGCACGTTCTAATTTAACAAAGGGGCAATGATGGCAAGTCTTAAAGTTGTAAGGGCAGATGGCACGGAAAGTATCCACGAGATAACACCGGCCATTGAGTTTGCTTTTGAGCAATACGCTAAGAAAGGTTTTTACCGAGCTTTCAGAGAAGATCAAAAGCAGAGTGACATTTATTGGCTTGCATGGGAATGTCTGCGTAGGGCAGATGCTCCAGAGGTTTATCCATTTGGGGATAAGTTTCTTGGTACTTTAAAGGCTGTTGAAGTACTTGGTGATGATTCCCCAAATGGCTAACGCGTGATTCCCTTACGTACAGAATAGCCCAGCTATCTGTACATACAGGAATTGCGCCTAGCGAGTTTATCAATATGGATAGCAGTATGCTAAGAGCCATACAAGAAGTGCTGAAGAAACAAGCGGAAGATAGGAAACATGCCAGTAATAATAGAAGGGGTCGTAGGTCTTAAGAAAGCATTAAGACAGCTTGCCCCTGATATTAAGAAGGAAATGGATAAGGAAATCCGCGAGGCCTTAAAGCCAATTATCAAAGATGCTAGGTCTAAAGTTCCAGGCACAGCTCCAGGCGGTTTGATTAACTGGAATGATCCTGGGTATAAACGCAAACCAAGAGTCCCTGGAAAAAAAGAAGCATTCCCATCTTATGATCAAACAGTTATTCGTAGAGGTTTAACTTACTCAGTTGCCAATAGTCGTATGAAGCAATCTGGCTTTGTGTCTTTGTTTACTTTGTTTAACAAATCACGCACAGGCGCGATTATAGAAACAGCAGGCCGCGTAGGTTCTCCAAATCCTAGAGCTGCTTCAAACAATCCAGATGCAGGCGCAAGATTTATTGGTGCTATGAATGGCGTAGGTGGGCTCGTAGATTACGCTGGCAGAGGGCAAAAGTCTAAAGGCCGTTTACTTTATGCGGCCTACGCTCGCAATCAAGGCAAAGCTTTAAACGCTACGTTAATTGCAATTGAAAAGGCAAAAAGAAATCTAGCCAATCGTATTTTAAGCGATAGGAAGGCTGCATAATGGCATTAACTGAATCTGATATTAAAATCATTATTGCAGGTGAACTAAAGAAAAAAGGTTTTCAAGATGCAGAGAAAGCAACCAATTCTTTAGAAAAGAAGTTTAAGTCATTAGCCAAAACAGTAGTAGCGGTATTTTCTGTACGTGAGGTTGTGCAATTTGGTAAGGCTGCTGTAAAGGCTTTCGAAGAAGATGAAGTAGCAGCTAGACGTTTTGAATCTGCGTTAAAAGGTGTCAACTTAGGCTTTGCTACACCTGAGATAGAAAACTATTTAGAGAACTTAGAGAAGTTTACAGCCATTACAAAAGGTCAATTAAGACCTGCTTTCCAAACATTAGCTTCTACTACACGCTCAGTTGCTATGTCGCAAGACATTTTAAATACTGCCATAGATGTTTCAGCAGGAACCGGCGTAGAACTGCAAACTGTTGTAAACGATTTGAGCAAGTCTTTCTTAGGCAATAATGCTAGTTTGTCCAAGTATGAACTAGGACTTAGCAAGTCAGAGTTAAAAGCCAAATCTTTTAACGAAATACAGGAACTTTTAAACAATCAATTTAGTGGTCAAAGGGCAGCCTTCTTAGATACCTATGCTGGCAAAGTAAGTTTGCTTGAAGCAAGTTATGAACGTATGCAAACTACTATTGGCTCAGGCTTAGTAGATGCGTTTACTTTGTTATCTGGTGAAAATGGTATTGCAGGCGCTACTGATTCGATGGAACGTTTTGGCGTTGTCGCTGCCGATGTTATTCGTGGCGTTGGTGTTGCTATATCTGAAGTTCAAAGCCGTATTCCATTTGTTAATAGTTTTCTTGATCCTACTAAGTTCTCAGGTCTTTTACAGTTTGTAGACATCTTAAGACAAACAGGAGAAGCTTCAAGACCATTGTTCTTCCCCGGTGGTGGTATTGGCAAGCCAGGAGTTGACAAACAACTTGCCGCTATTGAAGAAGCAGCAATCAAACGTGAAAAAGAATTAGAAAGACTAAGATCAAAGCAACTGAAAGAACAAGCCAAGTTAAACAGATTAAAACAAATCAGTTTGATGCTGATTCAAAAAGAATCACGTTTTGATTTAAATAGAATCCAACTAGCTGCTGCCTTGCAAGGCAAACTAACAGATGAAGAACGCAAACGTGTTGAAGAATTGATGTTGATTGAAGACATTAAGCAGGCTATTGCTGAGAAAGATGTAGATAAAGCCGAAAAACTACTTGATGAATTGAACAAGGCTAGAACTGAAACAGAAGCTCTAGCCGAAACATTATTAGATTTAGAGGCAGGCAACCCGTTTTCCAAGTGGCCTGAGTATTTTGAATCAGCTAAGCAAAACCTTAAAGATTTGTACGACACCTTAGCCAAGCAACAAATAATTCTTAATGAACTGACAACTGGTATCGCAGGCTCGCGAGCAAAAGCAAATCAAGCTGTTATGGATGCTAAGACAGATCGTACAACTGCCTATGCTGAAGCCGCTGCTAGAACAAGAGAAGAATCTGAACGCGCTATTAGAGAAGCAGCAGAGGCAGCTGCTGCTGCTGCAAAAGCTTTGGCTGAAGCAAAAACTGCCGAAGAAAAAGCCGCTGCTGAAGAAGGAATTAGAGCAGCAGCAGAAGCAGCCAGAGCAGCAGAATTGTTAACAGAAACTATAGCAGTAGCAGATTATGCTACAGCACTAGCGGAAGAATCTTTAGCCAACGAGTATTTGAATCAATCTATGGATGCAGCCTTTATAGCTGGCATTATTCCTAACGTTGAGATAACTGTTAACGTTGAAGGCAACGTAACATCTGCTGAAGATTTGGCTGAGGTCATTACAGACATCCAATACAACTACCAAAGAACAGGCAAGGGCTTACTGCTAAGCAGTAGAGCAATTTAATGCCAGCACCAACGCTGCGTGTCTTTGTTGACTTTGATAGCGATACCGCTTTTGAAATTAACCCCTTAATCTTAGGTAGCGCAACTGAAGGCATACTAGGCACAAATACCTTAGGCTCAGGCACGTTGCCAATTGAGATTACAGACCTAGTAACTAGAGTTTCTATCAGGCGTGGGCGCAATCGTTTAACATCCCAGTTTGAGGCTGGCACAGCCAATGTAACGCTGTATGATCAAACAGGTGATTGGAATCCTACTAACCCAGCCAGTATCTACTATCCAAACCTTGTTCCGCTTAGGCAGATAATTATCTACGCTACCTACAACAGCCAAGATTACTTTTTGTTCTCAGGATTTATTAACACTTACGACACAGGATTTAGACAAGGCAACGATGAATTAAGCACAGTTACCCTGCGCTGCGTAGATGGCTTTAAATTGCTGGCAGGTTCAGGCATAACAACTGTTACAGGCTCAGGGGTGCAAACTTCAGGGGCTAGAGTAAATGCCATCTTGGATGAAATTGAATGGCCTTTAAGCTTGCGTAACGTAGACACAGGCGATTCAACCCTTCAGGCAGACCCAGGCACAGACAGGGATGCCCTTCAGGCGCTCTTTAACGTGGAACAGAGCGAGTTTGGCGGTATCTTCCTTGATGCCAATGGCAAGCTTGATTTTGTAAGCCGTAATGCCCTTATAGCCACGCCAGCGTTCCCGGTCTATGAGTTTAGCGATCAAGGCACGGACATTTCATACACTAATGCCGTAGTTGCCTTTGATGATACAAACTTGATAAATGATGTAACCATCACACGCTTGGGTGGCACAGCTCAGAATGCCTTTGACCAAGATTCCATTGATAAGTATTTCTTGCATTCAGGTCAACGCTCAGGCATATTGGTGCAGACCGATGCTGAAGCCCTAGACCAAGCCGAGGGCATACTTGCCACACGCAAAGACCCAGAGATACGCATAGATAGCATTCAGCTTAACCTTTACGATGATGCTAACCCCAATAAGCCATTGGCAGGGGTAGATATAGAATTGCTTGATGGAGTAACAGTTACCAAGACTACCCCAGGCTCTACCAGCGTTGTTCAATCAAGCTTGGTAAATGCTATCCATCACGATATTACCAAGTCATCCTGGATGACTACCCTATACACCACCGAACCACTATTAGCAGGCTTTGTCCTAGATTCCGATGTATCGGGTATACTAGGTGAAGACGTGCTGAGCTACTAAGGAGAACAAATGGCAGGCGCAGGATATAAGCTCTTTAACACAGGCGATGTGTTAACGGCAGCTCAGGTTAATACCTATTTAAATGAGCAAACAGTTATGGTGTTTGCCAACTCTACTGCTCGCACTACTGCATTAAGCGGCGTGTTGGCTGAAGGAATGGTCAGTTATCTGCAAGATACCAATGCAGTTGAAGTTTACAATGGATCAGCATGGGTAGGCGTTAGCGGTGCTGGAGATGTAACTGAAGTGCAAGCTGGTACAGGTATATCGGTTGCTAGTGGTACTGGCCCAATACCAGTTGTTACAAATACTATGGCAACTGCAATTGATGCCAAAGGTGATTTAGTAGTTGGAACTGGTGCAGATACTTTTAGTCGGCTTGCAGTTGGCGGCACAAATGGACACTCATTGCAGGTTGATAGCTCTACAGCGACAGGATTGAAGTGGGCTGCTCCTGCTGCTTCATCGGCAGGCTTAAATCTGATTTCCACTACTACTTTAAGTGCATCAGGTTCATTTAACATTACAGGCATTTTTAGCGCAACTTATAAAAATTACATTGTTTTAGGTAGTGACTTAATTAGTTCTACCGCTAACAATTTTCTTATCGGTTTAAGAAATTCTGGCGGCAACGCAGCTACTTCTTATGCCTATTGGCAATATCGCTATACCTACGCTGGCAGTAATCAACAAGGAACTCAAACAAATGGTTCATACGCTTTACCTGTTGATATGACTACAACAAGCGCGGATAGTGCTAGTTTTATATTACAACTAAATAACCCTTTTGAAACAAAAGCTACAGGCTTTGAAGGTAGCGCGATGTATTATCACAGCGCAAGTAAAGTAATAGGCCAGCACCAACAAGCAACTTCTTACACAGATTTATTTTTTACTGTTTCAACAGGAACAGTTACAGGCAACATTAGCGTTTATGGATACGGACTATAATGAAAATAACTGATTACAATATAGACAACACAATAATTGAACGAGATGCAACTACTGACGAAATAGACAGTATCAATAAAGTCATAACGGCATACAATTCAGAGCAATTAGAAAGAACACAAGCCAAAGCCTCAGCCGAGGCCAAGTTGGAAGTTCTAGGTCTAACCGCCGATGATCTGAAAGCCTTGGGCCTTTAGAACAATCCCTCAAGATTCTGTAATTTAAATGCTATAATAAATAGATATGGCAAAGCTATGCAAGGCAGGGATACAACTACGCGAGCAGGTAGATGATGCGTTCCCCGATAGAGATAGAACTTCAGATGGTTGGATCGGTGACAAACGTCATTCAGCGCGTAAGTCCGATCACAATCCAACTGCTGAAGGCATTGTACGTGCCCTTGACATTGACGTTGATTTCAGGTCGCACAAAGCGGAGCCCTATGACTTTGCGGATCAGCTACGATTACTTGCCAGACTTGATAAAAGAATCTCTTATATTATCTTCAACGGCAAAATTGCCAGCTACAAACGCAATTACAAATGGAGAAAGTACACCGGGATAAACCCACATAAGACACATATACACATTAGCTTTACTGCTAAGGGCGATTCAGATGGCAGTATGTTTGAGATACCAATACTAACAGGAGAGCCCCTACATGGAACAACTAAAGCAAGTAAGCGCAAGTTGGGCAAGAAGCTTTTTAGCAGCTGGAATAGCAACCTATCTAGCGGTGGGCTGGGATTTAGCACATATTGCAAATGCTGCACTTGCGGCAAGCCTTCCAGTAATCCTTCGTTGGTTAAATCCTAACGACACGGCATTCGGTCGGCGTTGAGCCCGGCAGAATGGGCAGGCTTTGTAGCTGCCACCCTATCGTGCTGCGCCCTAATTGTCGGCGGCCTTAGATACATTATTAGACATGAAGTGCCAGCAATACTTGAGGCATCAAATATCGTGTCGCGCATAGATAAACTTGAATCAATGGTCTTAGAATTGCTTACTCATGAGCGCAAGAAGAATATCAAAAAGCGAACAAGCCGCTAAGCGTAAGCGGAAAGAAGCCGCTGCGCGTAGAACAAAGGCTGACATTTTGCTACCCATAGATATATGGGCTGCATCTATTGTTGAATGTTATGAAGCCTTAGTTCGTGCTGGATATGGTGAAGATAGGGCGCGCTGGTACATTGAAGAACAGCTGCGTTTACCTGATTGGGTAATACAGAATCCTAATCATTCTCCATATGAAGATGAAGATGAGGATGACGATTAAGCGAATTGTAGTCATATCAGACTTACAAGTACCTTTTCACGATAAGAAAGCAGTTAAAAATGTTGCACAGTTCATCAGAAAATACAAACCTGATGACGTTCTATGTGTGGGCGATGAGATTGACTTCCAAACAATTAGCCGCTGGTCAACCGGTAGGGATGAGTGGTCAGGAAGTATTGGCAGAGATCGTGACGAAACTGTCAATGTCCTCGCCGAACTTCAAGTACGACATCTCAGCCGAAGCAATCACGGAGCAAGGCTCTACAACTCACTAAGCAAGCGCCTGCCTGGGCTAATTGGTCTGCCTGAATTGACGATAGAGAAGTTTCTACACTTGGATGCCTTAGGCATTACCTATCACACCAAGCCATACCAGTTCCATGATGAATGGGTAATGGTGCATGGAGATGAGCAAAGCACTAAGCCACAAGGGGGTTTAACAGCCCTAGAAGCGGCCAAGAGGCATGGTAAGAGCGTAGTCTGTGGTCATACCCATAGGCAGGGCATATCATCCTATTCTACGGCCTCTGGTGGCGTTTTAACGGGCGTTCTTACAGGTTTTGAGGTAGGACACCTAATGGACATCTCAAGGGCGCATTACACCCGTGGAACGATGAATTGGCAGCAAGGGTTTGGAATGATTTACATAGACCGCAAGCGTGTGCAGCCAGTAGCCATACCAATAGAAAAAGATGGCAGCTTCCTGGTTGAAGGCAAGCGATATGGTTGAGGATATTTTCCCTATCTATAGAACTATTGATGATCATATGGATAACTATGATGGCGTGTCGTATCTTGACAAATAGCATATAGACCCCTCAAAATAGGATTTGAAATCCTATTTGAAAGGGGTTTAGGGCATGACGATTAAGTATGATCGTAAGTCGGGTGCGTATACCGATGGCAAGCACTTTGTGCGAGCTTCATTTATACGTGATTTTGCTAAAAAGAAACTAGGCATGAGCCAACAACGCGGCAGAATTAGTCGCGCTGTTCTTGCTGCTTATTTTCTAGATGTACATGGGGTGAGCGCAGATGTTGAATGATATGCGTTTGCTTGAGTTAGCGTTATGGTGTTTTCTATTTGTGTTAAGTGCATACACAATCGGTGTATTCATTAAGGAAAAAGGATATAAGGAAGGCTGGGCAGATGGGTACAGGCGAGGGAAATCAGTTGCGAGCGAAAGACATTTTGACTAATGCTAACGACACGATTATTAACAGAGGGTCAACGCATGGTCATTACGACCAAACTATGTTACGAACGGCAAAGCTCTGGGAATCCTACTTTGAAAGACCAATTGAGCCGATGGACATTGCAATCTGTATGGCATTGGTCAAGCTCGCAAGAATCATGGAAACTAAATCAAATCACGATTCTTGGGTGGATGCCGTTGCCTACTTCGCCATTGCCGGAGAACTCGCCGTCAAGGATTGGAATGATCTTAATGCTTTCTAGGTCACCTAGAGGTACTTGGTGTGACTATTGTAAAGGCAGATGGGGCACTAACACTTTACGTGGACAAACGCAAGCTGTATGGCAAATAACTAGCAAGCGATACGGCAAGTTGATTGTCAGGCATTACTGCCAATCTTGCGCCAATGAAGTTCAAGAATGGCCAGATGGCAGCACTTGGACTTTGAAGGAACAAATTGACTATGCAAAAGGAGAAACACTAGATGTTTAATTTAGCAAACTATGAAGATGTAGATACGAGGATACACAAATTCTATGAAACCTATGAAGACGGCTCAATACTCACAGAACTCATTACCAATGACGAAGAAAAAGGCATTGTCATATTTAAGGCAGTTGCTTATCGTACCCATGTTGATACTGCTCCTTCCGCTATTGGTTATGCGCGCGGTGCTCGCAAGGATAGGGGTGTTGATCGCGATTTTTGGTTTGAGAATTGCGAAACTAGCGCAATTGGAAGATGCCTGGCTAATCTCGGATTATCTGCTAAAGGAAAGCGAGCAAGCAGCCTTGAAATGGCTAAGGTTAATGAAGCTGCGACAAACGCTCCGATACGTGTACGCACAAAGGAACATAAGGAGTTCTTAGATGCTAACAACAAAGAAACTGAAATCGTCTGGGATACAACGATTGAGCCACCAGCTGACATTGAACCCGTATTTGAGAATGCAGTTAATCTTGTTATTGAGAAGTTATCTGCCCACCCTGTTCCAATGTGTAAGCACGGCGCTAGGGTCTTGCGCGAAGGTACTGGGAAAAATGGTGCTTATCGTGGTTGGGGTTGTTTACTTCCTATGAGGCAAAAAGCCGAACAATGCAAAGCCATTTGGATGATGCTTGGCAAGGATGGCACATGGTCATTTAGACCTGAAGACGAAGAATTGTTAGTGGGGTGATGAGAATGTTAGTGCTAGATAAAACACTTGACGTGTGCGACAATTGTAATGAGCCAATAAAGGCTGGGTCTGCAAAACCTTGCAAATGCCACACATGTCAAGCGAGGACAAACTAAGTGAGTAATCAAAGTCGCAAGCACCGAGGCTATGCAACGCAGCGCATTATAGCAGAATATCTGCAAGCGCAAGGCTGGAAGCATGCATTACCTGTTGGAGCTGGTAGAGATGGTTCAGACATCACCGGAATTGATGGCCTGGACATTGAAATCAAGGCTAGGACAAACCTAGATTTGTCTGGGCTTATGCGCCAACTTCATGATCGCAAGGCAAACAAAGGGATGGGCGTGGGTGTTCTACGTCTAAATGGTCAGGGTGAGAAATCCGTTGAGCAATACGTTGCTGTTCTCACCTTGGCTGACTTAGTATATTTATTGCAGGCAAGTGGCTACTGAACCTTATCTAATACATCGTTGCAAAGGATGTGGACTATGGATATATGGAAAAAGAGATTACTGCGAGGAATGCAACACGCCCAAGGTTACGCACAAATAACAAATAGATTTGACACCATGAGTATGCTTAGCATGCCAGCAAGCCTGAAAGGCAGCTTGCACGGCAAGCAAGCATTAGGGCGAGCTATGTTTATTGCTGGATTAGCAATTGCTTTACTGCCGCTGCAAACAATACAAACAAACGCTGCTGATAAGCGCAGCTATCATGTTATGAATGTTAAGTTATATGCGTATAATCAAATGGAATGGAAGCAGTTTGAATGCTATAACTGGCTTATACATCATGAGAGTAGATGGAACTATAAAGCTAGAAATGGTAGCCATTATGGATTAGGACAGATGCGCTCTAAGTGGTATGGCACACTAGATCCATATAAGCAAGTAAATGCACATATAAAGTACATTGAACATAGATATGATGGGTGTGCTTGTAAGGCATATCAGCATTGGAAGGATAAAGGATGGCACTAAAGCCATATAGAGCTACTTCCCATTGGAAGAAGATAAGGTTAAAGGTGCTTAATCGTGATGCATGGACTTGTAACTATTGTGGGGAATCTGCTAATGAAGTTGATCACGTATATCCCAAGTCCAAGGGCGGTGAAGATACGTTGGATAATCTGGTGGCTGCGTGTAGAAGGTGTAACATCAAAAAAAAGGATGCCGTTTTTTTAGGCTCAGCTTCTAC